TAGAAGGAACACGGCTAAAGGGTTACGTTCCTGATGCTGAAGGTTCAAAGTCTGGTGTTACAATTGCCAGTGGTTTTGACTTGGGTGCTAGAAGCTTGTCTGATTTACAAGGTTTGCCTCAAGATATTATTGATGCCTTGACTCCTTATCTTGGCATTAAAGGAGCTGAAGCGTCTAGTGTCGCCAGTAACTTAAAAGTTACTAATGACCAAGCAAAAATTATTGATGAGTTCTCCAAAGATGAAGCTGTAAACAGGCTTCGTTCTAAATGGCAAGCTGCAACTGGTCAGTCTTTTGATGAGCTTCCTATGAACAAAGCAACAGTGATTGCATCTGTTGCATTTCAGTATGGTGATTTGGCTTCTGAAACACCTAACTTTTGGAAGCAAGTTACTTCTGATGATTGGGATGGAGCTGTAAAGAACCTAAACAATTTTCAAGACAAGTATCCTACTCGTAGGAAAAAAGAAGCAGATTTTTTTCAAAAAAAAAGACTTGAGTTAACCTTGGCAGAAACAATACCGGAAGATTCTAAGCTTAAGGAGTTATCTAATGAAGAGCTTGTAGCACAGGCTCAGCAAAAGATTGCTGCGGCTAAAGGGGAACCAGAAGTTCCCACCACTGTTGAGCCGGAAACAAAAAGCCCATATGACAAGATTGAGGTTCCAGATTGGTTTATGAAAGATAAGCCAACTGTTGAGTATCCTATTCAACCAGAGCCTGATATTGTGCCTCAGGTTAGCCAGCAGCCTTCAATGGTTCCTGAGGAAAAGTACGATCCTGCTGCAAAGCCTATGGATCCTATGGAAATGATTCGTAGAGACATAAGCGAAGCTGGGCCTATTGCAAAGACACTATCTAAAAATGAGTTTAAGGGTGCTAACCCATTATATTTTAATGAGAACTCTGGTCAGATTTGGTCTGCTGCATTTAATCAACTCAACCCAATCAAAGCATTGTCTGATTATGTAAATGATCTGATGGTGGATCATGTTGATGAAGAGGGCTATGATTCTGCTGCTGATCCAAGGGTAAAAGAAAACCCAGAGCTATTGTGGAGAGCTATTAACTCAGGAAGTTTTGGTGAGACAACTTCAATCATTGAGAGGCTGGAGGAAGAAAGGCTAAACCAAGATATTCTATCTTCTTCTGATTCTGCTGTTGCTGAATTAACTGCGTCTATTGTTACGCCTTCAACTGGTGCGCCTGTTTCAGCAATGAAATATATGACAACAGCATCAAAGGCTAAAAGGTTTGTTGGTGGTGCTGCGTTTTCTCTTGCTACTGTTTTGCCAGAACAAATGGTATTGCAAGCAGCTAGGGAAGACAGAACGCTTGTAGATAGTGCAATGGCTCTTTCATTAGTTTCTCTTGCTGGCGGAACTTTGAACACAGCGTTTGGCCCCACTATGGCAAAAGCAAAGATTGCCAGAAGGGCTAAGAAAGATGCTGCATGGGAAGCCAAACAAACTGATGGTGTATATGAATCTCTTGGTGCTGCCGCTAATCCATCAAGAGCAAGGCAAACAGCTTACGCAACTATGGAGCGTGATGCTGCAAAAGAAACTGGTGTAAAACTAGAGAAGCTAGGCTGGAACCCTGTGTTTCGGATGTTGAAAAGCAGCAACCCTATAGTTAGGGGACTTGCTGCTGAAATGGTTGACATGGGTGGTGTTGCTACCAAGCGTATTGATGAAGAGCTTCCTATGGCTCAATCAGTAGAAACAACATTTAGATCTCGTTATCTTTCTGAGCTTCTTGAAGCTATGCGTAAATCAGATGAAGCATACCTTAGCTATCGTGGCAAGGTTGCTAGTGATAGCGATATTGTTCGTTCGTTTCAAATACTTGGAACTCAAATAAGCGATAAGTTTAAATCAGGAGGTAATTATCTTTCTGAAGTTGACTTCCGTATTCGTATTGGTAAGGCAATGCGTCGTGGAGATGTGGATGAAGTTGGTGATGCAGCCTCTCCCTACGTTAGTCAGGCAGCAGCAGCCGCAAGGAGACAGCTTAATATGATTAAAAAAGAAGCTGAAGATGTAAGGTTGTTTGAAGCAGAGATACAAAAAGCATTAGAAATTGCTCGTAGATCAGGTGATTCAGCTGAGGTTTCTAGACTCACAGAGCATCTAAACAATGTAAGATCTCAGGGCGTGTCTGTTAATACTGCCGCATCCTATCTGCCTCGCATTTATCGTATTGACAGAATTATGGACGATCCACAAAGGTTTGTTTCCATTGTTCGTGCTTGGGCTATAGAGAGCAAAGGCATGAGCAGACAAGCTGCTCAAAAATATGCTGATGAGGTTATGGATTCTGTAACTCGTTCAAGACCTTATATTGGCTTAGAAGGTGACGATCTTGACCAGTTATTGTCTCCTGCAAGCACAAAGATGCGTACATTTGAAATACCAGATGAGCTTATAGAAGAGTTTCTTGAAAGCGACATCGAGGTATTGCTGCGCCATCATACTCGCACTATGGGCATGGACATCGAGATCGCCAGACGTTTTGGCAGCATAGACATGAAGTCTGTAATTGATGATGTTACTAATGAGTATACTCGTCTTATTGATGAAGCAACTGACATTCAGATTAAAAATAATCTTAGAGAATCTTTGGTTAATGATCTTCGTGACATTCGTGGTTTGCGTGACAGGCTGCGTGGTACATATGGTGCGTCTAAAGACCCACATGCAATGAGCAGCCGTTTTGTCAGATCAATGAAGTCATTCAATGTTCTCGTTGGCATGGGTGGTGCAATGGTTTCTTCAATACCAGACATTGCCAGAATAGTTATGGTTGAAGGCATTGAAAACGCTTATGGGAAGGGACTTAAGATACAATTTGCTCGACAAGCTAGAACAATCAATCGCTTATCTAAAAGCGAACTTAGAAAGTCTGCTGTTGCTGCTGACGCTGTTCTCGGTTTACGAGCGCATGCTTTTGCTGATCTGGGTGATGTATTTGGGAATCGTTTTGCTGTTGAGCGTGTTCTAAGCGCAAGCACAGGAGTTATGTTTGTTCTCAACGGCCTCAATATATGGAATCAAGCTCTAAAAGAATTTGCTGGTAATGTAACAATGCTTCGTATGACTGAAGCCATAATGAAGCCTTGGAATAGTTTGAGTAAAGCTGACAAGGAAAAGCTTCTAAAGAATGGCATTGGTCAGCAAGAGCATATGCGTATGTCTCAGCAAATCAGGAGTCATGGTGAGCAAGTAGACGGTGAGTGGATGCCGAATACTGAAGCTTGGACTGACCCAACGATGCGTTTGTCTTTTAGAAATGCTCTTAATCAAAATGTTGAACGTATTATCATCACCCCTGGGGCTGGCGATAGAGCATTGTGGACATCAACAGAGTTTGGCTCGATGTTGACTCAGTTTAAATCATTTGGTCAAGCAGCAACTGTTCGCATGTTAACATCTGGGCTGCAAGAGCGTGATGGTGCTTTCTGGCAAGGAGCCTTTTTGCTTGTTGGTCTTGGCGCACTTACCAATGAGCTAAAGAGAAAACAGTACGGCCTCGATGATCGTAAGGAAACATTTGATGAGAAACTTATCAATGCAATAGATCGCAGTGGCATTACTGGATATTTTATGGACGTTAACAATGCTGTTGAAAAGTTAAGCAATAACAGACTTGGATTGCGTCCAGCTGTGCTAGATAAAACTAAGAAGTACGTTCCTAATGGGGCAAAGCTAAATGCTGTTCTCGGGCCTACGGCTGCCAACATTAGTAATGCTGCAAGCATTATGACAGATGTTATAACAGGAGAGGCAGATCAGAAGACTGCTGATAGGCTTAGGTTTTTGCAGCCATTTGGAAATCATCCTGTTGGTGATCCATTTTTTGATTGGGCGTATGGACAATAGATGTGAATTAACGCAATGAAGCCAACAATGTATAAGAGGATATTATGGCGACAATACAAATAGCAGATGATGACGCTAGAGTTCAGTACACCCAAGCTGTCGTAGCAAACACTACTCAGCTTACCATTGATTTTCCATTCTTTGATCTGGATGATCTTAATGTAATTGTTACTGACGCTGCTGGCACAGACACAACCCTTTCCAGAGGAACTGGAACAGGGACATTTGCTGTTGTCGGAGTTGCTGTAGATGATGGTTTCTCAGGTGGTTATGTTACTCTTAGTGATAGCTACTCTGCTGGTACTGACACATTTACTATCTTCCGTGATATTCCTGTTCAACGTACTACTGACTTTCCAACGTCAGGGCCGTTTAACATCTCATCTCTGAACACTGAGCTTGACAAGATTATTGCTATTGAGCAAGAGCTTGAAACAAAGATTACTCGTACACTTCAGCTTGCTGACTCAGATACA